GTAATCTCCTATGGTGGCGGCCCCCGAGGGGGACGTACCGCAGCTTCGCCTTACGACGACTTGTTTCCCCGCCGTGTAACAACGGTGTGGGGCAAGACTAGTTTGATCATACCACTTGCTCAACCTTTCGGTCGAGTAGGCTGGTATGGAGGCTGAGCAGTTCCCTGCTGTGCACGTGAAACGGGCACAGAGGGTGCACTTTTCCCAAGAACCGAAGTTCGTGAGTCTGGTACAGTTGATGAGACAACTGGTTCAGTCTCGACTATTGGTTGCTCTACCGGGGTTTCCCCACGGAGGGTGTCTAAGATAGGTTTTACCCTATCTAAGTGTCTCTTGCGCCATTCCTTTAACGGATTAGGCCTGGGATCACCACCTACCAACGTAGTGGCTACTAAAGTCGAAGTATTCCTTACGGAATGCTCAACACGTTGCTTCACATCCTTAATTTGGGTCCTTCTCAGGGACTCATCTTCAGATGCTACTAGACGATCCTGTTTTGAAACTTTCGTTCCTGACAGATATCGCCAGTGCTTGTGCCGAACCTGATAAACAAATTTGTTTACCAGTTCCTCTGGTCTACTCTTTGAGGTAGATCCTTCGAACTGTTTTAGGTTGTCTTTGATCGTCAAGTACTCCTCGTAACGCTTAGCGTACGGGCGTCCTCTAGGATTAAAGCCAAGCCCCCATGGTTCAGGTACTTCTGACATTAGTTTTGCATAAGCATACTGCTCCTTGGAGAGGAGCTTTCTGCTTACAGCTTGTTTTCCTAAGGAACGGAGAACAGGCATAAAACTAAGGTCAGATAATGCTCTGTACTTATAGCCATGGTACACTGAGTCTTTGGTAATCAGCTTGCCGGCGAATTCGCCGGCGAGAGGACTAATGAGACATTTACTCTCAGAAATTGGACAGGACAAACCTGTCAACAACTGACGGTAATGCTCATGGACTTTCTCATCACAAGTGATGAAATCATCCCCCAAGATCCGGAACGTACTACCCATAGCACTTGCTGGAATACCAGCACGCGCTTCTGCGGCTAAAGCTACAACAGCATGGGATAACGCAAAGCTCATAAAAGATGGACCAGCCCCTAAAGGTTGGCCTACATCCCAACGAACGATGCGTCCTTTATCCCACGTCACCCCGTACGGCGACCGAGATACAAGCTCTAAGAGCTTAATCTCAGAAGCCGGAAGGCGCATACGTTTGAGTAGCAAAATCTGAACCTCCAACGGAAAATTGTTGGTGGCATCAGATAAATCTACAGAAAACATAGTGCGTCCCTCACGGAGAAGCTTTTGTACTTCGAGTACGCCCTTCTCTTGGTCATGGGTACAATCCCAAGGACAAGACTTCAGGGCTTCAAGCAAGTTCGATTTCATGCCTTCCAGCGCACTCTGCAACACCAAATATGGTGAAGCAAAAGCACGGAACTTGAAGCCGGGCTCTTGAGTAGAGCCGATGACTCCAATCGGTTCTGTCGCAGGTTGTTGTTCCCGCCAATCCAGATGTGCACCGTTCCAAGGGTGTGTAAGTGAGAAA